AAATCATCTTTTAGTTGCATATCAATTAATTCTTGATCTACTTTAGCGGCATTCTGTTCTTGATCAACTGAACCTCTAAGTGATTTAGGATCAACTGTTACTGTTCCATTTTCGTGATCAACTGTAGCATGATAAGATAACATTCCACCTGTTACTTCGCCATCATCTCCAGTCCATTCAACATCTACTTCGTCGTCAAAATCATCTGGATCAAATCCTTCGTCTTTCTTTGTGTTGTCGCCAGTTTTTAATTTTTTTCCTTTGTAATGTGGATTCGCTTGTCGAATTTCTTCTTCATCATCGTCTGGTGCGAGTGCTTTTTTTGATCCAGCTATTGCTCCACCAACAGCTTTTCCAACTCCTCTGCCAACTGCTAATGCACCTCGTGCCAAGCCGCCAGCCACTGCACCGACTACAGGTAAAATTTCATCTGTTCGGTCTGGACCAATCACGTCAACTTTCTTAGAGTCGTTAACAAGTTTATAAATGTAAGGGAATACACTTTTTAATTCTTCGTTAAATGATCTAACAGTTAATTCATCAATCCAACTATTAGTAACATCTTCTGGAACTTCTTCCATAACTTCTTGTTTATAATTTGCAACTGCATCTTTATAATAATTTTCACGTTGCAATTTTAAGCATTCTTTTTTAACAGATTCTAATCGTTCGTTAACAACATCAATATATTGTTTTAAACCCTCTGCCATAACTGCTGAGCGATTCATATATGTTTTAAACTGACGTAATTTTGCTAATTCTTCACTTAACCCAACAATATGTTTACCAAAATCATCATAGAGATTACCGCCGCCATCGACGTGACGTGCTAATGCTCTTGCACCATTTAAGTGTCTGTATGGGTATTTGTATCTTTCGCCATTGTCGCTTTCAATATAAATGCTATGAACGTGTTGGGTTCTTGAACCAGGTATTTCTAAATTAACTGGTTGGTTGTGCTTTAATACTAAACGAGCAGTTCCAACATCTTCATAGCTTGTTCTACTCGTTCCGTACATCGTTGATTCTCTCATTGCGTTGTCTCCGGAACTAGTTTTCGTTAAATGTGCATAATCTCGTTTATCGAGATTTGACTTTGTAATATCACGTGTATCAAAATTTAACATATTTTTCTTCGAAAATACTCTTAATTCTTTTAAAAAATTGTACCAATCATCTTTAACATCATCTGATTCATTAGTTATAAAATCGTTATTAAATGTTATTACTACACCAGATTCTTCATTAATAGTTATGCTTACTTTACCTAATATTTCTTCACCGTTTTTGAAATCAAAGTCAAAATATCGTGCCATTTTTGGGTCATCTGTAACTACTCCTGTTTCATCACCTAATGTAATTGATGGAAAACGTCCCCTAATCTTAGCAAATAAATTCTCTGATATTTTATCCATTGTGTTCATGTTATTATTTATCTAGGAAACGTTGTGACCATGATCGGCATAGGCGGCACAAATTCTTCAGCTTCTTCGTCAGCTTGGTTAAATGTGTCATATACTCTAGGATCCCATGCTTTTAATACAGTTATTATACGCATTGTTAATACACTAGCCATAACTAGATCATCAGTTTCTCCTGGCTTTGCTTTATAGCTAGAACCAGCCGCAACAAATCCTTTTAGCTCAGTAATGAGTAACTTACTGTTTATTTTTAGCCTGTCATTTTCAACCATAGTCTTTAATTTAGCACAAGCACTAATTTTGCTTATATGTGTTGTATTAAAGCCTCTGCGAAATTTACGTATATGTCCTTTTTTTATAGGTTCACTAACAAACATTCCTGGTATATTTTCTTCACCAAAGTCATTAACAACAATAAGTGCACCTTCACCAATAGCATTATTTTCTACACTCCAATAAATGTTTTGACCATCAGTTCCACATTTATCTTTGATATAAAGACAAATGTCTTTCATAATTCTAACTTGAGTAGGTATAGGAGTTGTATTATGTCGCCATTCTGCAATTTGAATATATGTAGGTAATTCAATTACTTGAATAGCCGCATAATCTCCACCCGTACCCATTGAAGGGTCTAAAGCAATAACGTAAGTTTTATCAGCAGTTGGAGTTCCATACCAACGAGTTTGTCCCATATTAAGTATAGGATCTACTCCTTCTAATGTAGATAATTTAATTGCATTAATTAATGTTTCATCGTAAACTAAAAATTCGCAACCATACTCACGTCTAAAACGTTCTTCACCGATACGCCCTACTTCTGCTTTCATCCAGTCATCATCTCTATCTGGATGTTCATCCCAATTAGCAGTAAATCCATGAAAGCCATTTATACCTGCTTCTTGTTCATTTCCGTTTTCGTCAAATTTGTTTTGTGATTCTTTCCATATAATTGCAAACGTATCTTCGTCTGAGTTTGGTGTTGAAGTAATAATTGCACGACCACCTGTTGCTAGTGTTGGTGACATTGAAGTCCAAAACTCATCAGCAATACTAGGATTAACAAATGCAAACTCATCACAGTATAGTAAAGAGATAGACATACCTCTACCAGTATTACCTGTAGTAGTAGCACTTACTAATCTACTACCGTTTTCAAATTCCATTGAACCTTTATTATAGTTTGTGACACCTGCACGAATAAAGTCTGGACATAATTCATATCCGTAACGAACACGTTGCATAATTTCTTGAGCACCAGCAAATTTATGTGCGGCAATTAATATTGTTTGATCAGGATGGAACATAGCATACCATAAAAGATATGCAGAAGCACAAGTTGTTTTACCACTTTGGCGTGGTAGCATATTAACATTAAATCTATGATTATGATATGCTTCCATAAGTTTTATTTGATATGTATAAGGATTGAATAGCATCTTGCCATCAACAGGATGTTGTATATTGTAGAAATTTTTGGAAAAATAAAGGAACCCAGACTCTTCATCCATGCACCTTTTAAGGTGTTCTATTTCTTGCTCACCAAATTTTTCACGTGTGTGGGCTTTTTTAGTTAAGACACCATCTAAACTTTTTATGCTCATGATAGTATTTATTGGCAAAAATAGGACCCGAAAGTCCTATTTGAGTTTACAATATGGGAGGAAATATTGTTTTTAATTATTATGTTAGTGTAATACCAGTTACAGCCGCCGCAGTAGTACCAGTAACATCGATATCATTTGGTCCAACGTCGTCGCCTAAAGCACGTATTCTTGCTTGAATATCACCTGCTGAAAGAGCCGCATCTGTAATAATATAAATTAAGCCTGTGTTAGCATCAACTAATTGATACATTAAAGGATTAATTTCTTTAATAACCATTTCGCCTGCTTCATCAACAGCATCATCTTCTGCTCTTAAATCAACAGCCGTTCCGCCGTTAACTTTTACAGTTACTAAAAAGCCTTTAGCATTATGTTGATATAAAGTACCAACTGTTACACCTAGTCCGTTTGTTCTTGTAAAGCCTACCATTACTTATCTCCGCTCATTTTTTCTGACAATGAAGCCGCTAGTTCGCTTTTAATGTTGTTTTCTAAACGAGTTAGCTCTGCTCTAATAGCCATTGGATTGTCACCACCTGCTACTTTTGGATAAGATTTTTTAGGACCGTTTAATCCGCCTGCTAAATCTTTAGTCATAAGTTCTGTGTCGCCATATTTTTCGTCTGGTTGGTTAGCATAGTCTGTTTCTTTAGGACCATACTCACTTTCGATAGCGTCGGCCATTCGATTGTAAATTTCTTCATGGTCATCGTCTGGATGTAAACCATGCTGAACTGAAACTTCATCGTACATACCTTGTAATGCTTGTTCAACCTCAGGACCATGTTTTCCTCTCATGCCTTGATCTATTAATTCATGACTATCATTGCTAGTAGCAATTTTAGTTAAGAAACTATCAGATCCGTGGTCTTCTGTTGCTTCGCCATCATCGCCAGAATCTTTATCACCGTCACCAATTCCGCCTAATTTTATAATGTCCATACCTTTAATGTCACCGTCTGGTCCACCGTCTGGTCCACCGACTGGTTCTGGTGCATCCATTCCACATGGAGATGGAGGACCTTCTGGTTCATTACCTTTGTCAACAATATCTTTAAACTTATCTATGTCGCCCCTCATATCACCTGGGCTTAACAAATCTGGACTAACAGGTTCAGCTTTTTCTAGGCCTGCGTCTTTCATTAATCTTAAAAGTTTTCCAACGTCATCAGCAGTTTCGCCTGACATGGAAATATTCATTGATGCCTGTTCATTCATGCTATCAATTTTTTTATAAATGTCATTTAGTTTCATTATTTGCTCCCTACAGGACTAGTTTTACCGGGTTCTCCGATTTCGTGTTTTTGATCTGGATTGTTCATACCATCTGGAACTTGTTTATTTTCTCGTTCTGCACGAGTCTTTTCAAGTTCTTTTAGCAAATCCATAGTTTTATTTGCACCTACTTGTTTTTGTGCATCTTTATCTGCACCTTCCATATCACTACCTAAGTTAGCAGTATAAACTGAATCAGGATCTCGTTCTCCTATCATTCCTTTGCTATCTTGATATTGCTCTTGTGGTGCATTTGGATCTCTCACAATAACATGAGATTCTTCAAGACCACAGTTCATTGCAATATACTGTTGTAGTACTTGGGGTGTAGTTGGATAACCTAGTTCAACGTCATAGTAGTGAACATGGGTGTTTTGCAACTGTGGAAAATCTAGAGGTCGTTCAGTAATAGGAGTACGTTTACCCGCACTCATATTTTCAACCTTAAACTTCTGCAATACCATTTCTAAGTGATCAGTATAGCCTTCTGGCAAATCGCCTGCTACTCCTACTTTAAAAGAGTACGTCTTTTTTGCTTCGTTTAGATGTTCAACAAATGTTTTACTCATGACTTTGTTTTCCCGTTATAATGTTATTTATCTATCTTCTTTAGTTTTTCTATAAGGCTATTACGATCGGATATAACATATCCTTCCCCATTTACTAAAGTTTCACCATCAATAGACCCTTCTTTATCCTGTTTTTCCTTTTTAAGCTGTAATTCTACCATCTTAAGCTTCTTATCTAGCTTGGCGTTTTTAGCATCAAGATTGGTTTTAAGCATTTGACCAGCTACTTCAAATACACGGCCTGAATATCGTGATTCAACATTCATGCCCAAATCCATTAAATCTTCATATGCTGACATGGCTTTATCAGATACTTCATTAAGCTCTTTATCTGCTAATTCCCCTAAACCTTTTACTTGTGGCAAAGCGGCTGTAATCTTATCAAATTCAGCTATTTCACGAAACGTTTCTTTTTGTTCCTGCTTTGCTTCAACCTTTGCCTTCTGTTTTTCTGCGTCAATAATTTCTTGAGACTCGGGTAAGTTTAAAAGTTCTTCTAATTTTTTTGTCATCTTTTTTCCCTGTAATCCTTTAAAGCTGACTTGATTGCATCTTCGGCTAAAACTGAACAATGAATTTTAACTGGTGGTAATGATAGTTCTTCAACTATTTCTGTATTTTTTATTTCTTGTGCTTGTCCTACAGTTTTACCTTTTAGCCATTCAGTTGCTAAACTTGAACTAGCAATAGCAGATCCGCAACCATATGTTTTAAATTTTGCATCTACTATTGTGTCATCTTCTACTTTAATTTGAAGCTTCATTACATCACCACACGCCGGAGCGCCAACCATCCCAGTACCAATACTTGGATCATCTTTATCAAAGGAACCTACATTCCTTGGGTTATTATAATGGTCTAATACTTTTTCACTATATGCCATAATAATCTCTATTGTTTAACTACGTATATTTATCGGTTATTTGCGGTTAGCTTTTGGCTTATGGAAGATGTCGTTTTCATTAATAACACGGAAAAGAATTTTACGGCGTTTACACCAATGTCTAGCGGCTTCAAATTTAGCCATATTCCTTACATATTGAGCTTGTCTAAATTTATCTCGCCCAACACTTTCTTTTTTCATTTGGTTTTCAGGTTTAACTTCTATAAGTTCAACATGACCTTTACCTTTTCTATCAGTATATTGAATCATAAAGTCAGGAACATAAACAGTAAGTTTTGCTGTTAAAGGATCTTTGTATGGAATTTTAACTGATTCACTTGCCCACTTTGCCACTGAAGGACTTTCGTCACAGAAACGCATAAAAGCAAATTCCCAACTTGATCTATATAAAGGAGTTTTTCTACCTAAGTATTTGTCTGCATTCTTAAGAGTAAAACGACCTTGTGCAAACTTTGCCATTGTTACACCAATACGTTGCGTGTCTCTAATTTATCAGTAGATGGATGTAATTTATATCCTAATGTACTAATTTTTGATCGATTGTAATTTAATACTTCTGCTACAATAGAACTTAATTGTAAATCGTCTATACCTTTAAGTGTATCTAAAAGTTCAAATACATTAACATTGTCTATTTTTGCTTGTTGCATTAATATTGTGCCAATAGTTTGAGCACTAACTTTATCAAAGTCTCTACTTTCAAAATAACCAATAACTGCATCAACTTCATTACTTGGAAAACTTAATGTACCTGTAAAATATCTATTTAAAAATGATTTTACTGTATCTGAAGAATCAGTATCACCTTTTCTAGGTAAATTAATTAGTTGCGATTCTGGAGTTACTATACTAGTTGTTGTTTCTTCACCTAAGCTCATGTTATACCTCTATGCTCACTGGTGGCACGATCACTGGCACCTTTAAGTTTTGATTATTTTCTAATATTTTTGGAAAATTTTCTATTGCCTTATCTAGATGCGGTTGTAAGTCAGCAACAGATAAGTTATCCATAAAGTTTTTCGCGTCATTAATATTTGCAGTTCCGCCGTTTTCTTGAAATGTTTGTAAAATACTTGTTGATAAAGCAAGTTGTTTTTGTAAACCTTTATTACTAATTAATGAAGTTAATGTATCAGCACTTGATCCACTAGTAAAGTTTTTCGCAACTTGTGTTATGGCGCTTACACCTATAATAGAACTAGTTGTACTTGCAACAAGACTTCCTACTCCTGTGCCTTTTGGAAATAATGTATTAGCTACTCCACCAACTGCTGAATTATTTACATTACCAAGTGCACCTTTTAAAATATTAAATCCTTCTTCACGTAGTCCTCCACGTGACAAACCTTTTGCATTTTTAAAAACGTTAGCACCTTTTAATACAGTACCAATAAGGCCACCAAGACTACCAGTTGCTTTTCCACCAGCAATATCTCCGAGAACATCTAATGCCCCGGATGCAACACCACCTTGACCAAAGAAAGCAGTAACGCCGCCACCTTGAAGTGTTAATGGACTTGGAGATGAATCATAGTGTCCAGATGCTGATCCAAACATTTTCGGAGCAGTACCTGATTTAACTGGACCACGTGCATACCATACAGTTTCGTATTGAACTGTCATCTGATTTGATACAACACCACTATCACTATTATCTAAAGTATCATGTTGCCAACTTGAAATTATAGGATTTACTAATGTATAAGAAGTATATCTTCGTCTTGACATTTGAAAAATTTGAATACTATGAAAGAAATTCTTAAGTTGATCATTGTCCATACCGAAACGATGTTTATTTGATAGTGATCCACCTAAAGCATTGGCTCTATTATAAGCGCCAGGCGGACCGTTGTTTTGCTTTTCAGCACCAGGATGACCAGGTCCGTCGCCGGCCATAAAAGCATAAGTTCCATCTCTAAAATAATATCTATAATATGCTTCCCACATAGCAGTTGTTGTACCATAATTATCATCATGGAAGGTAATGCTAACAGGGTCGTAATCTAGTCTTGTTTGTAAATTACGTTTCTTATTATATTGATGTTTTAAAGTAGTGCTTATATTATATTTAGGTAAGTCAACAGACTTAACAAGCATATTAAGTTCTTCTGTTTTTAATTGTGGAATTACTTTTACTGCTTCTGCATTCAATGTAAATGATACATGATATAAAAATTTGTGTTTAGGAGCAAGACGATGATCGTCATTAGTATATAATGCTCTGGCGTGTTGCCAGTCACCAAGGTTACCCTTAGGGTTTGTAGCCCCTGCTAATATGTTATTAAAGAATGCTTGAAATTTGCTTGCCATACTATTATTTATCTATAAAAATAAGTGGGTATTTAAAGCGAAAAAAAGGGGCCTATTTTAAAATAGACCCCCTTTTAATTAGGAAATATTATATTTTAAAGTACTATTAAGTTGATCCGCCACCAGTAATAGCAGTATTAACTGTTCTACCAATAGCTGTACCAATTCCTGTACCTTGTGGTGTTTGTATAGCGTTATCATATCTAATTGATAAAGCAATAGTCACCGGATCGTTTGTACTATATGCTAATGTGTTGTAGTTTGCACTTTCACAGTAACAACCATAAAGTTCAAATGTCTCAAGTATGCCTGCCGGACTTGCGCCATTACCACCGTCTAAAATTTCAATTCTAGTTACGAATTTGTAATCGCTTCCTGAAGCCGCACTTGATTGTTCAAAAAAGTCAAATTGTTTCTGGATTTGCTCACCAACTAATTTTTGTACGTTGTTTGAAACATCTTCACGTAAGTTAAGTGTAATTGGTTCCCACGTATGTTTTCCTGCTAGGAATACACGTGAGTTATATACATCAACTGTGATCTGTTCAAAAGACACGTTAGGTCTTGTAACATCAACAACTTGTTTTGTTAACTCTGTTGTTGGTGTTGATCTACCAAAATTTTCCAATGTCACCCTAAAGCGATACTGGAGTTTTGGCATTAACAGCCCTTGATTCGATGCTGATGCACTTGAATCTAAAGGTACTGTAAGTTTTGATAAAGTCGAAATGCTCATTATAATATCTCCCTATTAGTAGTATTTATCATTTTACAGTCCCGCTATCTCACCAGTATTTTTAAGCCTTAGTGGAATGTAAATAAACTCTACTGCTTTAACTGGTTCTATGGCAATATCTAAATAAAGCTCATTACGATCAATTCTACTTGGTGTATTGTTCGACTCATCACACACAACTAAGAAGTCATAAAGTGCTCTTTGCCCAACTAATTCAAGTAACAATGTATCTGCTTGTGCCTTAATTTCGTCCCGTGTAATCTTATCATTTGGTTCAAAAATATAAGGTTTAGCAAGTTTCTTAAGTTGGCTACGTAAGTAAATTACCAAACGTGCTACATTAATTCTATCTAAAGAACTAGCATTTTTGGCTCTTGTTTTTTGTCCGTAAACTAAAAGACCTGCACCTGTCATAAATGTAATCGGGTTAATGTTGTTACTATACAACGTGTCCCTTTGTCCTTCGTTAAGTGCCGTACTTACAAATTCACCTTCACCATCAATGTATCCTGCCGCACTAGCGTTTGTAATTCCGCCACGTCTTGTACCTGCTGGTGCAAACCATGGAAACGAAACTTGATCGCTTAATGCGAATGTTCTTAATATACCATGACTTGGAGGAACAATTACGTTGTTACCTGCATTATCACTAGTGAATAAACTTGGATAAAACACGCCCAAGTATTCGTCACTTGTAACAAGTCCATCGTCATTATCTTCAACTGCTAGAGCTGTATTTTTGCCCCAGTTATTAAGTGTAGTTGCATCTGGTGTTAGTCTAAATGGACTGTCACCAATAATAAATGC